GTAGTGCACCGCGGTCGGGTCGGCCAGGCGCATCAGCACCTCGATCAGGCGCTCTGGTTCGCCCTGGCTCACGTTGATGATCACCCTCGTGTAGAGGGCGTCGCGGTACTCCTCATCGTCGGCAGACAACCGGCCCTCGCCCAAGATCTCGCCCAGCCCGTCGAGCTGGACGCCGACTGCGGTGGACAGCCAGCGGTCGCTGAGGATGGCGAAGAGCACGTCCTCCAGCTCCTGGATCGTCCAGGTGACCGGGTTGGCCGGGCCCACGATGGCCTCGATGAAGTCGCGCAGGTTGGTCGAATTCTCGAACTGGCCAGGGAGCAAGTCCTTGGCCGCCTGCTGATGGTCCGTCTGTTGGATGGGGACGGTCATACTGTCGCCACGCAGCGGCCCGCGATGAAGGCCGAGATCTCAAGGGCACCGATGGCCCAGGGTGTCGAAATGTATCCGCCCGGGTGGCCCGCCACGTCCACCACCTCGATCACCAGCGTCCGGAGGCCGGTGCAAGCTGCGATGACAGGCGCGAAGAAATGGGCCGGAAGCACGTCCTCGCCCACGGTCAACGCCACGCCGGCGGCCAGCAGGGCAGCCTCCATGAGCGCCTCGCCATTGGTCGGGAACCCAGGCACGGCCTCGGGGTCTGTGGTGTAAGTGGCTCTGACCCACATGTCCACCGGCGTAGGCCGGCTGTGGCGCATTGACTGGCTGAAGCCCTGGCTGTCTATGATGATCACCGTGACATCACCGTGGCTCTCGATGCCCCCTCCCCAGGACGCCCACTCGGCTGCAGCGATGACGTCCGCGTCCCCGCCCAGGAGCACGACCTCCATCGAGTGCGGCGGCAGGCCGTCGCCATCGGTCACGTCGCTGGTGTTCTGGAGCACGAAGGCCGCGGTGACCCCGCTCACAGCCAGCATGGCAGCCCTGACGGCCTCCACGGTACCGGCCCCGGCGGTGGCCACGCTCTGGGCTCGGCGTAGGCGCAGGGCCGCGTCGGTCTCCTCCAGCGTGCCCAGGACAGCGTCCAGCGGGTTCCATGCGGCGGTCCAACCAGAGATCGGGGTCACGATGTCGGTCAGCGTGAGAGCGAAGCCCGGGATCGCGTCGGAGACCACGGACTCCATGGCCTGCAGGTTGGCGATCTTGTCGATGGCGAGGTTCGCCGTGACAACCAGCGTGAACGGCGTGGGCAGCCCGGCCGCGTCCGCGTCGCCGTCCACCTGGACGATGCCCGCCCCGAGGTCGAGAGCGGTCACCGGCTCGGCGCCGGCGTTGATGGCGATTTCCAGCGCGGCGCTGATCGTGCCCGCGACATCGGCGGGGACGGTGGCCCCGTAGGTGAACGGGACCCCGTTGATGGTGATGGTGTAGTTGCCGGTCGCCAGGGTGAGCACGCTCGTCGTGGACCGCACGCAGACGCCCACCGCCAGGGTGATCGCCGCCAGGGTCTCGAACTGATCCAGGACGGTGGCAGTCCGCACGATGGAGCCGATGCCGATGGTGGTCCCCACGACGCCTTCCAGGACCTCAGTCACGGCAGAGGTGGTCGCCGGGGACCGGGTCACCCCCAGCAGTTCGGCGACGTTGTCCAGGCTGGTTCCCTCGGAAGTGCTCGGGTAGAAGGCATTGTAAACGCTCTCGCACAACTCCCACACGTCGGCCGCGGGCTGGGCGAAGGTGCCGATCAGCTTTCCGAAGAGGGACTTCGAATCCAGCCGGATCTTCAGCCCGAAGGCTGCTTTGATAGCGGCCTCGAGGTCCGAGACGATGTCGGCCAGCCGCTTTCTCGAAAATCCTGTAGGTAGAAGTCCAAAGGCCATCAGAACACTTCCTCGCTGCTGACTTCCCCCTCGCTGGTGACGCAGGAAAAGGTAACCGTTAGTTGCCGCGCAGAGCGGTCATAAACCATGTTGAACGCGGACAGGCTCTCCACCTCGGGGACGGACAAGATCTCCCGCCTGAACAGGGCCTCTATCGCCCGGATGTTTGGCGCGCTGATCAAGATGTCCCGCCAGTACGGCATCCCCGCGGCCTCGTCGAGGTACCACTCGCCCATGAACATGCGCAGGGCGATCCGCAGGTGCTGGGCGACCTCGTCCACGCCGCCGACCCCAACGAGATCGTAGTCTTCGATCACGAGGTCGTGGGTGGCCGGGTCCAGTTTTAGGTCTTGTGCCATTCGTCTACCCTATCACAGGCTCCCGCGGAGCATCTTCAACTTGTCTCGCACCTCGCCTGTGATGTTGGCCATAGCCTTCGTCATCACCACAGGTGTGGCGCCCGCCCCGCATTGGACTGAGTCAAACCGAGCTGTACTTTTATCAACAATCCCGTCAAACCATGTGATTAGCAGGTCAAGCAGCTCGACGGAACCATTTACGGCCTTCGGTGCATCGCCGCAATATTGCTCCACCGTCCCGTTGACGTAGCCGCCGATGGCGATCTTCGCCGTCCCCGGGCTCACGCCCTCACCGGGTGTCTCGGTGGCGTCCCCGGCCTGCAGTACCACCTCCGTCCTCCCCGCCGGGCCGCCCTCCGCGTTCTCGAAGTACAGGTCGACTGCGTCCGCGCGCGCTGGGGCCTTCATGCTCACCACCATCGCCATGGCGTCGCTCAGGTCGTGGGTCCGGGGATCTGTGGTGGTGACCTTCTTCTCGGCCTCGCCCGCGATCCAACCGTCCAGGTCCTTGTCCCCGAAGAGCAGCAGCACTTGGTCGGAGCTGGCCACCGGGAAGGTGAGCCCGGTCTTGGCGGTGCCCTGGAACAAGAGCGGCACGTCTGGGATCAAGGGGTCGGCCCCCACGCCAGGCTGCGCAGTCACCCGCCCGGTGCTCATGTCGGCAGAGGTGACCAGGCCAGGCATGATGGCGCGGACCTCTTCGCCGGCCGCTTTGATGACCTCCTCGAGCACCTGGCTCATGTTCGGGTCGCCCGGTGCGATGCTCATACCAGGCTCCTGGCTTCGGCCTCGGTGTACCAGCTGTTGCCGTGGGAGTCGCCGTCGAGGCTCAGCGATTCGACCTTGTAGTAGCCCGACACGAAGGAGCTGTCGACCTTGACCAGCGAGCCCGGGTGGACCAGGGGCCGGAGCAAGCTCTTGAACTTCACGCCACGGTCGGTCTTCGTCGGGCTGCCGATCAAGCCTGTCTCCGGCGAGATGACATCGGCCAGGGCCTGCGGGTTGCTGGTCCCCGTGTCATCGAGGATCTGGATCGAGCCGTCCTGCACGCTCCACTCGTAATCCCATGAGGCCGCCAGGCGGTTCAGGACGTGCCTACAGCCGCCGCTGAGCGCGAGCTTGCCAGGGATACTCCCAGAGATGCCGGCCGCGGTGAGCACGCCTGTGTCTGTGTTGGGCATGGCGTTGATGATGTCCTTGATCACCTGCAGCCGCGAGGTCCCGGCTTTGTAGCTGCGGCGGAACTCGGCCGTCTCCAGGTCGATCCCGCCGTCGGCACACTCCAACTCCGTCACCACGTTGGGCGGCACTGGCTTGTGCTCGACCCGCTTGACCACGCCCACGAAGGTCCGGGCACTCACCTCCGTGTAGCCCGCGGTCAGAACCAGCGCCTGGTTCTTCTCCTCGATGCGCTGGCGGCTCCACTGGTTCAGGTTGTAGATCTGGATCGTAGCCTTGTTCGGCTCGGAGCTGGAGGTCTTCTCCACCTTGAAGGTGATGCGCAGCGGAGCAACGATCTTGATCCCCTCGCCGCCGCCAGCCGGGGCCACGGTGAGATCGTAAACGCGGTTGAAGAGTTCGGCGCCCATCAGAGGTCCGCCGAAGGAATGAAGACGAGCTGAACCCGGTCGCCGAAGTCGTCCTTCTCCGGTTCGATGCCCTCCCCGGTGGTGTCCGTGGCGATGAGGTATCCGGCCGGGAGGTTGACGTTGGTGAAGCGCAGGAGCAGGGGCGTGTCCACCACGATGGGGATCCCGTCGAGCAGGGCAGTCCCGTCGGCCTGGGCGATGTCCATGTGCCAGCGCACGCCCCGGGTGTTGTAGGCGAAGGTCAGCCGGAAATCGACTTCACCCAGCGCGACCGTCATCTCGTAGAAGTCCAGGTCGTAACGAACAGGGATGGTCTCGACGGCCATTACTTTGTCCTCCCGCTGGCTCCGGTGTAGTTGGTTCCGATGCTCTTGGCGTAGGCCGTCGTGTTTGCCTCCGCTTCCGCCTTGGTTACTTTTCCAAGTTTAAATAGCTTCTCCTGCTGCGAGA